GTCGTGGGGATGTAGCTGGTGGGGAAGGAGCCTGCTTCGAGTTGTGCGCCGAAGAGAGAAATGGTCTCCGTCCCGGCAGCATTGAAAGTTACTTCCCCCGCGCCATTAAACGTGTTTCCTGTCTTAGATGAGGCGATACAGGCTTCCAGATAAACGGTTGTTTGCGATGTCTTACCTGTCAACGAAAGACGGAACCAGCCATTCCCGAGATATTCCTGCTTTGTCCCGGCAATCGTTCCAGACGATGTTCCAACACTCTGCTCCGTGCGTGCTGTAAGCGACGTATCGCCAATATCAAACACAGCCGAGATATAATGGTTTGCCGAGTTGCCAAAGACATTTAGGTTAACATACCTTGACGTTCCCGCCTTTGCATAAAGAGAATATGTGTAGTCCGTGTTCGCGCTTACCGAAATAGCCGCAGTCGAATACAACATATGATAGGCGTTGCCCGCAACAGCCTTAATCGCCTGCGCGCTTCCTGACACAGCGTCAGGGCCAGCTATAGTGCTGTCTTTTGTTGACTGTCCCGTCGTCCAATTCGTGGACGTAAACGCGCTGAGAGCGATATTCGTCCGCCCCTCCTCAATCAGCATCCCCCTTGGTGTCGCCGGGGTCACGCTGGGGTCATAGTCGTAGCGCGGCTGATACACGGCGGCGCTGGTCGTTGGGATGTAGGTTGAGGGGGCGGCTTGGTAGGTGACTTGTTCTAGCTGCGCGTTCCAGACGAGAACGCCGTTTGTTCCGCTTCGGGTGGCTGTCCCTGATCCATTTGCATCTACAGGGGCAAAGTCAAAATATGCAGAAACGCCCGTAGCGCCGCCTGTTACGGCCACAGACAAACGATACCAACCGCTGCCTACAGATGTTATAGAGCCGACATGCCCTGTAGCCTGAGTTCCAACTACGCCATTCTGAAGGTCAAACCAAACACACGCGCCATTGGTTGGGCCGTTTGTTCCAAGAGCAAACCATGTCATGCCACTCGCTTTTGCGTATAGTGACAAGATGTATTTAACGCCAGTTGCATAGGTGTTCGCGACGTAAACTTCTCTGGCCGTTCCAGTGGTCGTCGGATAAACAAGCCAAGCCGTTGACCCCGCATTCGGGTCAGTCTGACCACTAGTAAGGGTCATGTTGGTATATGTCCAAGCAGCGTTGGAAAACGCATTGCTCTGCAACAACAAATTCGCCGGAGCCCACGTCAGCGTCCCGGTGCTGTCATGCATCATCCGGTTGCCGGTGGTGCCGCTATTGTCAATCCACGTCGGCGTGGAGATGGTCCCGGCTGCGGCATTGACGTATGCCCGCAAGCTCGTAACCCAGCCGTATGTCGGCGTGGAGATGGTCAGCGGGCTGGTGGAGGAAGCATTGATGTTAGCGGACCACGAGCCGCCAGTCTGCTCGTCGATGTAGAAGCTCTCGACAAGCCGATTGGTGTAGCTGGCGAGCGTGAATGTCTCGGCGGCGCGGGCGATGCTGCCAGTTGCGACAGTTGGAATAAAACTTGTGACAAACGCGCCGTTTTCTACCTGAACACCCCATAGCGAAAAATAATTTGAGCCATTTGCGCCGGAATTTGCGCCAATGTAAAAAGAGGCGTTGGTGGTATTAAAGGCGACGCGATACCAGCCGTTACCGGCATTTGTTACAGAGACGTATGTATAAACAGAAGGAAATGTTGACGACCCATTCGACAGGTTTACGGTCCAAACATTTCCTGCGCCGTCTTGACCAGTGATTGTGCTTATGCCCGTCCCTGCTTTTGCGTAAAAAGAAACTGTTCTTCCAGAAGAGTATATCGTTCCAGAGGCATCAACAATGCCATTCACACTGTTGTTGCTGACCGGGACAATAGCCTGCGCTGTGTTAGTCCCGTCTGGTGCAATTGTTAATAGTGTTGTGTTATTTACGGTGCAAGAGCCTAGCTTTGTCCACGCAGATGTCTGCGTAAAGTCGCTTGAGTAAGAACGATAATTCGTCCGCGCCCCCTCCACCAGCAGCCCCTTCGGCTGCAAGGTCGCGGGGTCGTAATCAAAGCGCGGGCCGTAGTAGGCGGCGGTGGTGGTGATGACTTGGTCGCCGGAGCGGGGTGTGGTTTCGTATGTGACTAGCGACGCCGCAGATTTATAGACAAAAATGCCATTTGTCCCGTCACCCGTTCCAGCTGAAGCGTTTGACAGGCGCGGATATAGGTAGACTGCGCCGCTGTAGAATTGAACCCCTATTGAGTTCCATCCAGCGTTCTTAGCGACGACCGTAATCAGCATACGCGCGCCTGATGTCGTCGCGGTTTTAAACGAAACCTGCCACCAACCGCTTCCTAAACTTGTTGCAATCGCATCGGTCGCGCCTCCTGCTAGGTTGGATGTAGCGCCTGTCGTGAGGTCAAATGCAATTAGGTCGTTTGCGGAACCAGTAATAGCTGTTTGATTAATGGACCCGTTTGTTTGCCCATTTGTAACAACGAGTTTGAACGCGGTTGTGCCGCCTAATGGATCGGCCTGCCCGCCAGTTGGAGTAACATTGGCTGCCGACCACGTCACATTGAACGTATTGCTATACGTCAGCAGATTATTCGGCGCATATGTCAGCTTGCCCGTGCTGTCATACAGCATCGCATTGCCCGCGCGGGTGATAAGCCCGCCGGTCGGCATAGAGGACGTGGTGGAGAGGGTTGAGAAGTCGTTGAGCGGCTGCGTAAACAGCCCCAGAACGACCGGAGACGCGGAATTATACAGGCCAGTCGGGAAGGGAAGCGGCATCAGGCAAACCCAATCTGAGCGGTGGCGTAGAAGCTGGTGCCGTCATACACGGCGGTGACAACGTCAATCGCGCCAGCAGAGGTTGAGAGCGTCGGAGCCGCGCCGCCCTGCCACTTGAAGCTGGTCCACGTCGTAATCGTCTTGTTGCCGCCCGTGCCCTGCGTGATGACGACCAGATAGGTGCCGCCCGCGACGGCGTTGCTAATCGTCAGGGTCGCGCCGACCTGATCAAGCGTCAGCGTAGCTACCGACGAAAGATTAGCATCCCACGTAATCGTCGCGCCGGAAGTAAGCGCGGTCGGCGGGCTGTAAAGCTGCGCGGCTGCGATGTTGGAGTAGGCGCTATCGTCCGCAAGGCGAACCTGTAGCGTCGCGCTGGAGCGTTTCAGCGCGGGGAAGGAGGAGGTAGCGCCGCCGAACTGGATTAAGCTGGCGCTTCTAAATTGCACATTCCCGCCGGATAGAAATGTGGCAATAGCGCCTGTGCCAACTTTTTGAATCACAAAGTCATCTGTTGAGTTACTTAAATAATAATTCCAAACTGAAGTGCCTCCGCGCGCAAAATTAAAGACAGCAAAGTTTGATCCTACTGAGTTTATTGTGAAGTCTGTTCTTGATGGGCTTGTTAAAGTCAGAGTATATCCATCAATAGTATCGGCGGTAAATGCCTTTCCGGAAATAACAATCGCGCGTGCTGTTCCGCTTCCAGCAACCTCCTGTCCAATTGAAAATTGATTTGAAGTCCATTTTACAAAACCGCGCTCATAGTTGCTCGCGTCGGTGTAGGTATTGTAGACGTTGAACGTCTGCGCGTTCGTGCTGTTCCTCAGCGCGAGCGTGTTGGCGGCGTCGGGAAGAATAGTCGCGGCAGCGCTTGTCGGACCAAGCGTTAAAGCGCCAGATGTAGTCAGTCTCAAAACCTGAGCATAAGAACCAGCGTTATTGCGAATAGCCAGCCCATTTGTGGGCACGTCTATATAAAATAAGTCGCCGGAATTTGGTATTATCCCGGAGATTGTATCCGTGTTCATCAAAGAACCGGCAAATATTGCGTTCCGTGCGCTTGTTAGCGTCAGAGCAGCCGCATACGAGGTGCCATTGTGCGTCTGAAAGATAATCGACCCGCCAGCGGTCGTTCCAGCGGAGCCCTTGATCGTGAAGTTCGGGCCGGTCGTGCTTGCGCCCGTGTTGCTCTGGACCTGTAGCGTCTGGGGGACAGCGCCGGAGGCAACGTCCGCAGCGCCGAGTTGGGTCGTGGGGCCGCCGAGGACGAAAGCTGAAATGCTGGAGCTTGTTAGCTTGTAATTTGCGCCGCTGCGAGCAATGACAAATTCGTCTCCGGCCTGTGCAATTGTGCCGCCAGTCGGAAATCCTGAAATGGGGAGATTTGCCATCTTTTATTCCTGCAGGATAAAGTCCACGTTGCCTTCTTGCATGATGAAGTCAACCAGACTGCCTTCTTGGAGTATTCCGTTATTGCCCGGCGGCCCGGGCGTGCCGCCACCAAAGCCCTGAAACGACAATCCGGTTCCAACAGTCATCCCCGCAGAGGGGGATAGACCTGTTGGAATGCTCAGTCCGGGGTCTGTCGTCAGGCCGTTAGCCATTAAATCGGCCCGTTGCTGCTCTGGAGGAATGTAGCCACAACAGAGCCACTGCCGCTTGCCAGCTTAATCCGCGCAAACTTCGGCGCGAACAGGAAGTTGCTCTGCTTCGTCGCCGTGGCGCCAACAACATTCGTGTCCGAACTATCAACCCAAGTCATTGAGCCTTCAGCAACAGGATTGAATGGGTCGTTCGGGTCGTCCAGCGACGACTGAACCGTGTAGTTCACCGTGCCCGTCACCGTGCACTGGATCGAAATGTTCGGCGGCGCGAAGTCGTCAAAGCGCACTGAGGAGGAATATTTCACTCCACCCGATGCGTCGGAAACTGTTACCTGTCGAGCCTGCATTATCGTTTTCCCTTCGTGTGGCCCGCTCTGGCGGCCGCTACGTTGTCGACCAGGTTCGGGTATGGCCGGCCGGCGGCGCGAGCTTTTGCCTTTGCCATTTTAACACCTTTCACGCTCAAAGCACGCTTCTTGGCGTCTTTTGGGGCGTCTTTTTCCCAGAATGGCTTGGACATATCAGCAGTCCCACTTTCTGAGGGCCTTGTTGATGCGGCTATTAGGATCGGCCGCAGCCGCGGCGCCAGTCAGCTTCTTCTTCATACCGGTCATACGGCTACAGAATGAGGAACGACGACTCGCCGCCTTATCGCTCTTAGCCGCCTGTTCCTTCGACACCGGAGGCTTCAGGTTCATGCCCTGCGCCTTCGCCGACGCGCGCCCCTTGGCGTTTAAGCCGCCTTCTTTATTTTTTCCGGCAGCCCGCTGCCAGGCAGGAGATTTCGCCATATCGCCCTCTCTTGGCAAAACGGGGGCTCGATGCCCCCGCTGATTGCTCTATGCCACAAGAAGCGCCGCCATCAATACGGCTTCGGGGCCGCCCCGCGCGGCGTGCCGCCTTTGGCTGACGAAAACACGCCGCCGCCCGTGGCGCGGGCAGGCTTCTCGCCCTTCTCCGCCTTGGACATAACGGCCTTGCCGCCCTTTTTCATGCAGCCGCCACCCTTCTTGAAGCCGTCGGTCTTCTCTCCGGCTTCCTTGATGGTCGAAGCCTTTCCTTTGTAAGCACCCATGAGAACCTCCTGTTACGGTGTCAGGTTGTAGGCCTGCACATATTCGATGCTAAGCGTAGCCGCCCCAGTGGACCCGGAAGGCGCATTGGCTGCTTTGACATAAATGATCACGTCGTTCGCCCCAACGTCTACCCAGGCCGCCGTGCGCGTGGCGTCAGTGCCCGGGCTTGCCGAAAAAAGCCCAACGGCATTAAGCAGGAAGTTTGCAGCCGCAACGAGCTCTGTTGACGTAGCCGAGGTGCCAATATTCAGCCCCGCAGAGGCGCCAGTAAAGGCAACGGATACAAGAGCGGTGATGCCGACAATCTGGCTATTCGCAGGCAAACAGATTGCCGTGGCGGCGGCCGTGGCAGACTGCGTGACGGCGACAGACTGAACCATCTGGACGTATCCAACGTTCCTCACAGATCCGGCGGAAGACCCGGTGGTGTTAAGAACGTTGCCGGCCCTGATGGGGCCAGTAAAGGTTGTTGTTCCCATTTACTCCTCCTGCACAAAGATTGATTGCGTCGTCTGTGCAGCGTCCGCTTGGCCGGTCGACGCAATTCAAGCACCAAGACAAAGCGGGACCATTTATGGCCCCGCTCTGCATTTATTACGACGGGAACGATCCGTAGATTGAACGCCAGTTGTAATACGAGAACGAGTAGCGCTCGTAAGCCTTGACCAGCAAGTTGTCTGTAACGAAGTCGATCTGCATATCAGTCTCGAACGGAATACGCTCCATGTAGGAGAGGCCGTCGATGTTGGTCAGCAGGAACCACGCCGTCGAGGAGGTCAAGAAGTCATTGGACATGTAACCCTCCGGCAATCCGCCGGCAGTCATCATGATCGCATTCACATCATTGTCCGCCGTGCCGGGGCGCAACTCAGTCTTCGTCAGGCGGATTGCAGTCGGCTCAAGAGCCGGCGGCACAACCAGACGACGACCGCGGGCGAAAATCTTCAGACCAGCCTGGTCCTTGAAATTCGTCCTGATTGAGATCATCGCATTAAGAAGCGTCGCCTCGTTCAGGTCGACCGTCGTCTTGTTTGAGACGGTGCTTCCATCAATCGGGTGATCGGTGGCGCAAAGAGCCTTGCCGTCGCCGCCAACGGACGCAGAGTAGGTCTGAGCCGTGTTGAGGACATTCGCGCCGTAGATTTCCTTCGTCTGATGAAAGCTTTCAATCAGGCCAAGGTTCGACGGCATGAACTGTGACTTATACAGATTGTCGTCGATGGCCTTGCGCGTAATGGCGTAACCAAGGCCGATTTCAACGTGCTCCTGGTTATACACATAACGCTCGCCGGCGCCATTATCGAACGCCGTCTGACCACCTTCCGTCTTTAGCTGGGCAAGCCCCAGGAAGCGCATCTCTGCAGTGCGCTCAAGCGCCATTTTAGAGTTGTGCTTCGTGAAGATCTTGTCGTATTGCGACGGGATCTGCTCATACTTGCCTTCAATTCCCCGCAGGCCGGGGAGGAGAAGGTCTTTGATGGCGGAAAGATTAACAGCCATTGGTCCTTACTCCTTTTTAAACGCCAGTAAGCTGCTTGGTGCTTACGTTGTTGAAGGCGACAATTGCCTTTTGATAGGCGCCGCTTTCTGTTCCGTTTTGACCAGGCGGATCAGTTACAAGGGCGACAACACGAAACGGCAAGCTATTGTCTGTCCCAACGGTCGCAAGATACGCGCCGGAAAGACCGTTGGCCGCCGTGCCAGACCCAATGTTAAACCCGACATTGGCGTTAACGTATGTCTGATCGACGGACACGTTGCCGAACTGAGCAACGAACTTTGCATTGGGGTCATTGATGATATAGCCCTCAACCGTCTGTGTCGAAGCCACGTCGGATCCCGGCCAATAGTTTGACCAGACGACACGCTTCTGCGCGATTGAGAGATACTTGCACCCAACAAAAATGCCGGCAACCTGAGTGTTGCCCGACCCCGAGGAGGTGACGCCGACTACGACATAGCCATTGCCATCCGGATTTACGGGATCGCCGTAATAAATCGCGCTTGCATTGTAAGCGATCTGAACGGCTACCTGCTCATAGGTTGGTGCAGAGCCGGTGCCGCTATACTGCTGGAAACCGTTGTAGGCGGCTGTGTTCGCCATGACAGGTTCTCCTTTTTACAGGAGGCTCCTTCATCGCGCGCCGGGGCGATTGTAGAACCAGGAAGTGCTAATGCCTCACGCCGGGGAGGCCCGAGCCGTCTTGCAGCCTGGGGGCATTATCTATAAACAATGATGAAAAGTAAAGAGGCGGCCAGAAGCCGCCCCTTTTTTGAGAAGTCACTCTCTTGGCGTGCCGTCCGCGTAGCGTGTTATGGCGACGTTCGCCCACATTGCGGAGCCTCGGATCAGGCGGATGACATGCTCCTTATCGTCGCCCGGAGGCACAAGGTCCATGACCCTTTCCATGTAGGTCTGGGCCGCATCCCGGATTTCCTGCATCCGGCCCTTTTGCCGATCAGATGGCTCAAGATACTGAAAGGTTGTGTGATGCATGACACTACTCCGGGATGGGCATGGGCTCGTAAGACTTTTTGATCTTTGGCCGCGTTTCCCGGTGATCGCGGGTCATCGTCCCGTCCGGAGTGCCCGCAAGCTGCTCCTCTTTCGCCCGCACCTGATCCCGGGCCTTTTTTATATCAAACGCCCGACGCTCCTCGACAATTTCGGTCGGGCACTCCATCAGGATCATGCCCTTGCGCATAATGATCGTCTCTGTCGTGTTGTAAGGCATCATGCCGGGGTGTCGCGATGTAGGCACAGGCGTCCACCCCATGCGCGCAAGATGGATTTGGTAGGAAGGATCCTCGGCCCCCATGACTGTGTGCCGCTTCCACTCATACGTCCACCCATCCTGCACCATCTCCGGGTCGACATAAAATTCATCAACCGAGCCGGCCAGGTCCTCCTCAAGGTGGCCGCGAAGTTCTGCTGCGCGCTTCGCGGCTCTCGCCCGAGGGTCTTCATCTCTCATCTGCGGCCTCATTGGCGGAGCCTCGTCAATTGACGCGGCGGCTTTGGCGAACATTCCTTTTTTTGTCACTGCAGGCGTATTCATATTTGTCTCCGTTAATGTGCGACCTTGCCTTCTTCACGCAGGCGCGTCAGTTCAAGCGCATACTCCTTCTCCGTCATGCCAAACATCTTCGCGTGCTCAGCCTGATCCTTTGTCAGCCTGATCACATTAGGACGCGACGTGCCGCGAGACACTGGGGCCGGAGGGGGCTGGGGGGCGCGCCGAGGGGCGACCGGCGCGGCGGCCTCCGACATTGCGTTGTCTTCAGCCGCCTGCTTTCTTATGCCAAGCCGGTTTTCAATGTAGGCGAAGTATTCAGGGCTATCCGCCACAATGCCGTCTTCAACGGCATCCTGATGCGCGCGAAACATCCGGCCAATTTTCTGCGCGTCCTGAAGATTTTCCCTATTTGCACGCAACCACGAAGCCGACCGCTCAGAAACACGCGAAGCCATATCCTCAATCGGATCGGCCGTGCGGGGCATAGGCTCAACAGGCTGGCGTTTTGCCCTCTCCACCGCCTCATCCATCGCCTCTTTCATTGCTCTTGCGCCGCGATTAAGCTCTGAGAGCTGCGACGCATTGACGGAAATAGCCTCCTGGATGTCCGCCAGCTTGTCATAATCGCCAACGCTCATTGCCTCTTTGTAGGCGGCCTTGAGGGTGTCTGACCGTTCCTTCAGTGTGCCGATTGCGTTGACGACAAGCTGGTAGTTGGCGTCCTCAACATGCCCTTGGGCCTGCTCGGCATGCTGCGCAGCCAATCTGGCGCGGTGTTCAGCCTCCTGACGAGCCTTTTGCTCGGCCTCAAGGCGCCTTTTAAGCTCCTGAATGCCTTCCTGGGGCTCAATTACCGGAGGCTTTTCCGATTTTGCCGCCGTTTCTGGCGTTTCGTCGACGATTTCTACTTGCGTTTCTTCTTTTTTCTCTTCCTTTGTCTCTTCAATAACAACATCGACGTGATCATGATCTTCAGACATTACTTTTCTCCATTACCACGCTGCGTCGGGAGACTGAATGCGCATCTGAACGTTTGTGTCCGACAAAACGCGGCACAAAACGCCATTTACTGTGATGCTCCAACCGTCAGATGGCCTGAAAACAAGCCAGTCATGAAGATTGAAGCTGGTTCCGCGAAACCACGCGCCATTTTCGTCGGCAAAGGCATCCGGGCCGGCGCCAACAAGCAGGCCAACCTTCCCCTGGAACCGATCTTCATCGCGATATTTGTCGCTGAGATACAGGCCGCTCTTTGTTTTCTCCGGCCTGATGTAAACGGCGACAAGAATTTTGTTGTTGAACAACTCAATTTCCGACAAGTCGCCAAGGGCATCGATAAGCTTTTGCTTTGGATCGCCTTCGTGATCCATTATCAGGTTAGTCATGCGCTCACCCCTTAGTTTTCGCGCGGTTTGCCATCACAGATAGCCGAAGCCTCGGCCATCAGGTCCTTGACAGAGCGAAGCCCCGCCAACTTTCCGGCGACGTATTTGTAGTCGCTGAAATTTTCCAAAAATCCCAAAGAAAAGTTCTCTTTCATCCTCTCGACTTCTGCATCTATCAGCCGCTCAAGTTCCTGAGCAAACATATTGTTGCGCGTGTAAGTAGCCACAATATCCCCCTATTGGTCGGGGTCGGAAGCCGAGAAGGGGGTCAAGGCCTCCGACCCCTTACAGCGAGTGGCCGCTGTATCTACTTTGCCTTCGCAATATCGGTTTTCTGAAGGCGCCCCTCGCCGCTTGCGGCGCCAGCGGTCATATCCTTATAGGACTTGGCCACCTTGCTAATGCGCCCCCCGGACTTGCGGGCGGGGGCATCCTTGTGGCGTCGGGCGATTTCGGTCTTTTGCAGACGCCCCTCGCCGCTTGCCGCCCCGGCTTTCATGTCTTTGTAGGAGCTGGCGGCCTTGGTGATGCGCCCCCCGGCCTTGCGGCCCGGAACGGGCGGCATTGGGGGCATGGGGCCAGCTCCGGCGGGCGGCATTGGAGGCATAGGCGGCATGGCTGCAGCCGGCGGCCCAGCCATTGGCGGCGGCGGCATCGGCATCGGCATTGCCGCCGGCGGCGCCATTACATCAGCCGGAGGCATGCCTTGGCCCTTCCCCGCGGCAATAACAATATTGATGTTGGTCTTGCCCTTTCCGGAGGCGTGCTTCTTTCCCGCCTTCTTCATGCCGGCAACGTCCAACGCGGCGCCGCCCGTTGCGCGCCTCATGCGGCTGGCGGCCTGCGGGGGTTTGGCTTCGCCGCCCTTTTTATAGTGCCCCGCCGCCTCTCGTTTGGCGGATGGGTCAATTGCCCCGAGAGCCTTTTTGTCTTTAACGCCGCCGCCTGATTTGCGATTGGCGAGGTTAGCCATCATGGCTCCCTTCATCTGCTCGCCTGCGTCGCGTTCTTCATCGCGGCCGCCGCGCTGCGCAGATCGCAGCAGGCTGTAGGCCGGACTGATTTTTTCCAGGACGCCGCCGATGTTCTTTTTTGTTCGGCCGCCAGCCTTCATGCCGCCAACATGCTTGATGCCCGGACGGCTTTCGTTCGCCTCTTTGACATTGCGATTGACAATTTGCTTTGCGTAGCTGTCGCCCTCAACCTTGCCGCCGGACTTATAAGCGCGGCGTGACACCGGGCGCATGCCGGTTTTTACGTCGGCATTGATTGGCTCTGCGGGAGACCAATCGGAGCTGTCGACCTTTTGGTCCTTGGCTCCCGCCCACTGACGAGCCTTTGATTTCATGGCCTCGCGGGCCTTTTTGGCAAGGTTAGACATTTGTTACTCCGGCCAGATTACCCGGGCGTCCCCGGCTCCACCTGATGACGTGGAAGATTGGATACTACATCAAGAGCGCGATTGATTACAGAGCCGCCGCTTGAATAAAGCGTGCCTTGCAGGATGAGGTCTCTCGCCGTCTCGGGGGAAACGCGATAGTGACGCGCAACATTTCCGATATGCTGCGAAAGCATTTCAAGCTTCGGCGCCCCAATTGGGCTATCCACACCAGTGGCTCCGGACCCCGTCCCCCACAGTAGCGCCTGCGCAGGAACGGCCTCCATCTCAAGCGGCCTTGCAACCTCTTCGCGGAACCACGGGCCGACGGGGCGATACTCGTTCATTTTCATGGAAACTGCCGGGTCCGCTGTCCTGCGGACATCCGGCATGCCGAGGATGCGCGTGTAATGTGCGTCGGGCACCGGAAGCCTGGTCTGAAAACCAGTGGCCGGCACACCGGATGATTGCGCATACAGCGTCACCTTTGGGCTGCCCATGTCGACGACGCCCGTTCGCATGTATCTCTCCCAGGGGCCAGCTTGCGACGTTGAGTGAACCTTGTGCCCAAGCATGCGCTCACGCATGTATGCCGGAAGAATGCCCCCAATGGCTTCACTGGGCTTGCCGCCTCCGCGAATAAAGTCCTCAAATCGCCCCTGCAGCGCAAGATGATATGCCCCGAGGCCGCGATTGATTTCCGTCGGCACGCTACTGGCCGGCGACATCATCGCAATCGACGTGTTCAGGAGATTGTATCTGTTGCGCGCCTCGTCGGGATCGAACATCTGCTCAAGACGCGCATGAACCGGGTCCATGTAATACCACGGCATCATGCCTGTTCTTAACCCTGGCTGCTTGCGCCCTTCTTCCAAAATGCTTTGCAGGCGCCCGGCGTTTTCAGGAACCATGACGCCTTCTGCGGCGTAATTAACTCCGCGGGGATTTGCCGAGCCGGCGGCCAGGACAGGCTCCCTATTGCCCGGGCGCGAGCCAGCAATGTTAAACATGTCTTCCCGGGTGACGCCCCACAGGCGCTTCAGCAACGGATCCTCGGGGGCGACGCGGCTTTCGGCTTCCTCAGCCAGCAGTCGAGGGTTTTTGTAGACGTCAGGGAAAAGCGGTGCCTCATTAACCATACCACGAACGGTTGGCTTGCCTTCCGACGTAATAAGCTTTGCCGCCTTGATCGCTTGCTCAATAATTTTTCCGCCGCCTGCAAAACCATGGCGACGCACATCTCGCGGCCCGGCAAACAGCGGCGCAACCGCATAGGTCCACAAAGCCATGCGGCGGAAGAAGTCATCGTCGTCCGCGCGCGGCACAACGCCCCCTGACGCAAATCCGGCCTCAGGGAAACGCTCCATAATAGTTGTTCCCATGTTTGACCGCACCGGATCATACTGCTCAATTCGACGAATGCCGGCGCGCTCAAGAAGCGGCCCCAGCTCGCTGGCCCTCGAAGCCGGGATAGCGGCGCCGACAAACTCATCCGACAAACTAACCGCGCGCCCGGGCTTGGCCTCGAAATATTTCGCAGGCATCTCCGCAAGACTTGTGATGTGCCGCCCAACGCGTTTTTCCTGCTCGGGCGATATTTCCGGGTAATGAGAGCGTATTCGCGAAAAAAACGGCAGACCCCTCTGCCCCGGTTCGGCAGCCCGGCGGGCCTCTATGGCGTCAAGAATAGCGTGGCCAAAGTGATCGTCCGCCTTGCCCCGACCGCCCAAGGCCTCTGAGAGCGCTGCGTGCTCCCTGCTGACGTCAAAAAGTCGCTGGCCAAAAATTCCGGGCGGCACAAGCCGCTCGCGGGCGGCCTGAAGATCCTGCATTGTTTTGTATCGAGGCGTCAGGGTAGATATAATATAACCAACGTCCGCCTCATCCGGACGCTTGGCTCCAGGCAGCATGAACTCCCCGCCAATAACGGGCCTGGCGTTCATCTCGGCGAGCAAATTTTCCATTGTGCCAGGCATCGGGCGATCATGCAGCATGCTGAAAAATCCCCGGCCCTCAAATGCATTGGGGTCACTGGGCGAGAACATGGTGCGCTCATATTCCCTCGTATTCGGAACGCGAGGCGACCAGATATCCTGCCCATAAACGGGCGACTTGGCCGTTGGGCTAAATTTCTCAGGCTTGCCGACAAGGGCAATCGGACCGAAATCAGAAAGATCACTGGTTGTCGGCGTTGATACCGCCATGCTTGGCGCCGGCAATCCGCCGGTTTCGATGGCCCTTTTAAGATTTAGCGGGTCAATATTGTGAGTGAAGAACATCCTTTTGGTGTAGGGGATGAACTCCTCTGCGGCCTTCAAGGCGGCTCCGATCAGCGCCGCCTTGCCGCCACCTTCGTATTTGGCGCGGCCGCCGCTCTCTCTTTTGTTGAGAATAAACTGCTCAATATCCGCACCAACAGGCGGAGGCTCTTCCGTCGCCCACGGCGCCATCACGCCCGTCTTTTGATCAGCGTAATGGGTTTCCGCGCCGGAGGCGGCGCGATTGCGCTCGGCCATCGGGCCAAAATTAACCCAGCTGTTCTGCCCGCGCGTTTCTGACGCCAACGCCGGCACGGCCTCAGGCGAGAACATGCGTTTGTGCAGCTGATACGCCCGCTCCTCGCCCGGGGCGCGGAAGAACGGGTTGCCGGGGCCAAAGTGCCCGTAAAGATCGTGGATGACGCGGAAGGCGTCGTTGACGACCGCATCCGGCTTGTCGCCCACTTGCCCCGCGCCCTTCAGGAGAACGTTGGTTGCGTTCAGGCCGCCCGTGCTGCCGAAGCCCTGCTCGGTCGGGAACACGAACAGGCGGCCGCGATTGACAATGTCCTCGTATCCAAGGCCCGGGCTTGCCGCGTAGGGGTCCGCCTGCCCGGGTTTCAGGAACCTGATGTCCAGCCCGAGATCCTTTGCGGCGCGATACTGCGCCATTGTCTCATCCGCCAGGGCCTCAAAGGCGCGGCGCACAACGGGGTCTTTTGGCGCGTGCCGCATGCCTTCATATTCGCGGGCGACGCGCTCGGAAAACTCCGGGTTGATCGGGACGACCGGGGCGTCGTGCGCGGGGCCGGCAAAGCGCCGGGAAATGCTTTCAATCGGCTCGATGGGTCGCGGCTCGACGCGGCCAATGCCGGGGAGATTGACGACGCCCGGGAACCCCTTGCGCGGCACATAGCCTGATCCCTCGGGCAAAAGCTTGCCGAGAAGCTTTGCAATCGGTCCACCGCCTGCCTTCTTGATGGTCGGCAAGAGCGCAGGGCCAAAGGCTGGCGGCGGAACCCCGGCCCGCTTGCGCGCCTCGGCCTCAAGGGCGAACTGCATCATGTCTTCCTCAAGAGCCTCTTGCTCAGGGGAGAGAGATGGGCGCGGCTCTGCCGGCAACGGCTCACGACGAAGCTGGCGAGCCAGCTCAATCGCCCGCTCGCGCTCTGCTTCCCACCGGGGGCCAGGAAGGTTTCCGAGCGGCCTCGATGTTACCGGCAAAACATTCACCGGGTAATTGGGGTCAAACGGAAAACGGACGCGGCGCTCAGGCATCGTCAGCTCAAGACGCTCGCCGGGCAGGCGGGCTGACCACTCTCCAAGCGTGCGGAGATACTGCTCATGCGCCGTTGGGTGCGTCGCGTAAATATCGTCTATGCCACGGCGCAAAAACTCTGCCTCTTGAGCCAACTCCTCCGCGCCCTTGTGCGTGTGATGAGTAGAGCCGCCGACAATCGGGATGCCTCTGGCCCCGGCAATAACTTTCGCATCGAGCGGATCAATGCCGGGGTTCTCCCGCATAATCTCCTGAAGCTTCATGGCGCCAAGGAGCTGGGACAGCCGCTCCTCATGAGGCCGGGCGACGGCCTCAGGTCCCTTAAACATCTCAGTCCGCGCACCCGGCGACATGCCTTCAATGTTCTGGATGCGGTGCTGATGCTCATGAAGCAGCGTTTTCATTAGCTGGCGGTCACCAAGCCGCTCATTGATGCCGATATAATCCAAAAGCGGCGAGTAATAGCCGCGCTCCCCCTCTTCCTTCGGAAGATAAGGCGTAACCTTCGTCGTGTAGGACGAGGGGTAGCGATCATATACCTCAGGGTGCGACAAAATGTCGCCAAGAGACATTGTTTCACCCGTTCTGAACCTGGCCAGGCCCTGCGGGATCAGGCGGGCGCCTTCGTCGGAAAGCTCGCTGACCATGCGTCCGGAGGGGTCGGGAGCCCAGTCGTATTGCCGCCAGACGTCCTGCGGGCGATCAACGTTCAGATACTTGCGTGAAAGCTCAAGGGCGCGGCGCAGAGACGGCGTCAGGCGAGCCGCCTCGCCAATGAAGGTGGCTTTGGCCTCTTCCGGCCCGGCTTGGCTGGCCAAAGCCGCGCCTGCGTATTTGGCGTATTTACCGCCCGGCAAAAAAGCGGACGCCAGAGACGCCTCAATTGGTCGTCCTTCCGCTACCGACTTTGTAAAATCAAAAACACCCATTGGGGCGCGGGTCGCCGGGTACGCATATGCAGCAAGCTTGGCTGCTTCTATAGCGCTTCCTATGCCCTCCACGGCCTGACGGCGCTCAACGGACGGGCGGCCATAGTCCAGCCCCAGCATTTTGTCTCTAGCCTTTTCCCAGAAAGACTGCTCCGGCCCGGCCTTCAGCGGCATCCCGACATTGGAAGAAACAAGAGGTCCACGACCGTATTTTGCAAGCCCTTTTGCAATTTCCCTGTCGCCAATTTCGGCAATTTGGTTTTGCATCATGTCAGATACGACGGGCTTTGGGGGCTCTTTGTATTGAGGCGCAATGGCCCCAACATCAATGGGAGGAAGCTGTTTTGGGGCGCCACCGCTCTCCATCACCTGCCTGCCGACATGCGGCAGGTAGTGCGTGGGATACTCGTCTTCGAGCAACTTCACGGGAGGCGTGCGGGTATCCTTGATCATTGGCTTACTCCAGCCCGGAAATGCTCGGAGGAGGCGTGTCTTCCCTGCTCTCAAGCGTCCTTAGCAAATCAGGGCTAAGGATCTTCTTCATCTCGGCGTAGCCGCCCGGCGTCTTCATGACGTCCTGCGCCAGCTTCACCGCCGCAATGCGCTCAGAGCTCTCGCGATCCTTTTGCCGGTTCCAGTTGTCCAGCTCATTGTCCTTCTGGTCGATCAGGTTCTGGCGCATTTTGGCGGTGATGTCGGCCTGCTGCATTTGCATGTCCATGCCGGATTGCCGCATCGCCTGCTCAAGTTCCATGCGCTTCAATTCAAGGTCCATTTCCTTCTGGCGGATCTCGGCCTGCTTCATCTGGATGTCGATAATCTTATTGGGATCAAGCTGCTGGCCGTCCTGCCCGGCGGCGCCCATCTCGCTCTGGATTTTGGCGACCTCGGCCTGCGCCAGCATCTGCTTTGTGTCTGCTTCCTGCTTCTTGATTTGCAGCTCAGCCATTTTTGCCTGCGCCTCGGGCGGCGGCACAGGCGCAGACGGCGCGGCAATGAATTGCTCAGGGTTGCTCCACCCCATCGCCTTCATGGCGGCGCGATCAATTGCCACGGCGTCATACATGCTCGGGTTCGCCTGTTGCAGCTGCTTAAGCGCCATGATCTTCATTACGCGCTGGGTGTGGCTTGCAGTGTTTGGGTCCGCTTGCGGAACGAGCTCGTAATTGTTGATCGCCTGATTGAAGATGCTCTCGTTCCACTCAAGCGATGGCCCGCGCAACTTCTTCCAGAAACTATTTGGATGCTCCCTGAAGCAGCGCAACATTAGCTGGAACTCATCCGCCTGCGCGGCATGCATCCGCTTATGGACCGCGTTCATAACCTTTGTCGCCTGATCGATCAAAGCCAGCGTCGTCCCGACCGGGGCGTCCTGCCGCCCCTCGCCAACGGCCAGCTCCGCCGTTCCCCCAACGCGCTGCCCTGTCTCGACCATGTTGCTGACCAGCGTCATCATGGCGCCGCCCGGCTCCTTGTATGGGAGCGGCATGATCGCCTGATTGATCGGCAGGCCGCCCGTCTTCACAAGGGCGCCACCGCCGGGCGGAACGCGGAAGATGTTCGTGTTCTGGCGGGCGCCGGTGTCGGCCATCAGGAAGCCGGGGAAATTGGCATACATGCCGGCGTCGAGCATTTCGCGCCACGCCGCCGTCACGGCGTTGGTCGTGTTCCCGAGGATGTGGAGAAGGCCGATATCGTAGAAGCCCATGCCGGGCACAAATGTGTATTTGACAAAGTTCTGGCGCGCCTCCGGCAACTCGTCGCCTTCGTCGCCCGTTGGCTCGTCATAATTTCTGACAATGGAAAGGACTTCCCGGGAAGACAAATCGATAGTTACGCGATACGGGATTTCAAGTCCGGTGAGCTGGCCCCTGTATTTATGCTCAAAGCCGGGGATATCGAGCTCGCAGTAAATTTCATAAATCTCGCGCTCACGATCCTCCGGATTACGCGCCTCGACGGCAATGCCTTGCTGCTCGGCTTTCTCCCTCTGCACGGCGTCATGCGCCTCGAACATTGGCGTCGCCAGATCAATGTCGCGGTAGACGCCAAGGATTTGCAGCCTGCGCACCGTCGACGCCTTGGCGTAAACGCGATGCGTTATCCGCTTGGCGTCCTGAAGGGTCGTCGCGGAATTGTTAACGATGAGGTCATCCGCATCCACCGTTTCGCTGACCGGGCGACCGCGCAAGGGGCAGAAGTAAACCTTCTTGAATGCGGTCCCGCCGAAACCCAGCATAAACAACATCCTGTCAGTATCAGGATAGTATTCTTTGGCGACAGCGGTGAGGTAGGCATTGAAATCCTTTTCCAGCGCGTCCGCCAGAAAGTCCGTCTGGATCGTTGTGCCGATACTGTCGACGCGCACCTTCACCGGCCCGTCGGTCGGCAGCATCTCGGATCGGCTATTCGCCTGAAAGCGGAGGACGGCCTCAAGCAAAAGCGGGTGGCGGACGCGGCTCATGCCCTCAACCGGGGCTCCGTCGGTGGCGCCCTGTAGCCCGGGGATTTCGACGGTGAGGCCGAGGAGCTTTATGCCCTGCGCCCGATCCTCAATCCAGTCCTTCCTGCTTTCAATGTCATCCCGCACGCCGCGCAGGAGGTCGTCGGCGATCAGGTTAAGCGTTCCGGCGTCAATGTCATCGACCAGGTTGGCAAACCACTCCTGCGCCCGCTCGGCTCTTGATGCCTCCTCAATTGGTTTGCCGTCAAGTGACAGGCTGACGGATCCATCGTCGTGCTCGATCCGCATAATGTTGCCGCGGTCGTCGGTGTCGATCTTTGGGCTGCCTTCAGAAATTTCAATTACGACATCTTCCGCCGGCGCGAGCCCCGCCTCCGGCTCATCCTGCTGGAGGCGGAGATTGGGATTGAGCCCCGGCGTCATCGGCATGTCAGTGTTCCTGCTTGTCTAACAGATCGCCAATTTCTTCTGTGAAACGATCTAACCCCTCGCGAGCGGCCATATTAGCATCTCGCGCGGCAATTTCATATACGCGCACATAGTCGTGGGGTTCCTTCCCCCACGCCTCAACGCGATAAATACTAAGCTCTCTGGAGGCCGGTGGCGCCTCGCGGATGACGTCCACGACAGCGTTGGCCAGTATCCGGCGCCGCATCTTCTTGCCCCCGTAACTATACTGGATAGAGCGGCTCCTCCTCAGAGCCGCGATGCAGCATACTATCGTTGAGCTCTGCGGTAAATTCCGCCCCGCGCACAAGCAGCCCGAGCTCCCGAAGATGGCGCAGCGCCATGCTAACCGTGTCGACAAGATCGTCATGGGCGGCCTTTGGAAACTGCTCGGCCTGCGTAATGACCATATCCGCCCACGACCTGTCTGGCGCGTAGATCAGCCCCTCTTCAAAAAGGTGCTGAACACTGTAGAGCCGCGCAAGCTTGTCCTGCCCCCTTGGATCGATCAGCTGAACGCCAAAATCGTCGTGACCATAAACGCGTCTGATCTCCTGCGCAACGCTGTGCCCGGCCGCCTTGTTTTCGATCAGCAGCTTGTCGACGCCATAGTTCTGCATGGTCTCCCGCACCCTTTCGACGAGCTCATGCAATTCGAGGCGGTCCTGCCAGGCGTAGATCATCATGGCCTTGGGGTGCTCTGGCGTGTAAGTCCTGGCCATCATAGTCGGAGAGCCATCGACCGTCAGCGCCCGCGTGATCTGCGCCGTCATGTCTCCGCCCGTCCACACACCCCACACTGTCATGGCGCTTGGGTCGTTTTCCTGCTTAAGGGTGTAGGCCGTATCGAGGGACGCGAGAATGTAATCGAATGGCGGGTAGCTATCGCGATTGTAGCGCTGCCACCAGTCCCGCTTGATGACGCCGCCGCCGCGCGGCGTTGGCGTTTGCTGCATTTGGCCGGCGAAGGCGTATTCGCCCATGACCCGGCGATCTCGATCTACCACGTCTTCAGGGAAACGCTGCGGGAAAAGAAGTTCGCCATCCTCTGTTCTCGGGTCCTTGAAGCCCAGCATCGTTTCCTTGGCGGCGGCGGGATCATAAAGCATCGGCAGGCAAATGTGATCGTAGCCAAGATTGCGGTCGAGGATGACGCCCGAGACATCTTCATGGTGCAGCCTCTGCATAACGGTGACAATCGCGCTGGATTTCGGATTATTGAGGCGCGTTGGCACTGCCTCCAGAAACCATTCAATGGTTGACGCCCGCATTTGATCAGACGAGGCGCCCTCAACGCTATGCGGGTCGTCAATGATCACGCGATCACCGCGAGCTCCAGTGATCGACCCGGCGGCGACAGCCTCCCGGAACCCTGTCGACGTCGTCTCAAATTTTGTTTTTGCGTTCTGGTCGCCGACCAGCTTGACGCGGTCGCCCCACCTCGCCTGATACCACTCCGACATAATCAGGCGCCGCATCTTCATGCTGTCGCGGATGGCGAGGCTTTGGCTGTGAGATGCGCAAACGTAGCGCAAATGGGGCATATTGCGCGGCCCCCACTCCCACGCCGGCCAGAACACGCCAACAGTGAGGGACTTCATCGTGCCCGGCGGCACGTTAATTAGCAGGCGATTGTAATGCGCGCCGCTGTCGAACTCGACGCCATCTGTAATGGCCTCAAGATGCTCGCAAATAAAATCAATATGCCACCCGTGGACATAATCCTGCCCCGGCTCAAGCACATGCCACGCCTGACGGATGAACTCGGCAAGGCTATCTTCGGCGTCGGCGCGATCAAGTTCGAACTCTTGCCGGGCGAGATCAATGTGCGGGATATCAAGCATCGGGCCTAATTAAGCGTCGCCTCATCGTCGGCCCATGATGTCAAGTGGAACTCGTCGGCGCCAGCCATTATTACGGCAACGGATTTGTTAAAAATATGCAAGGCCTCTGAGGCTTCATCGCATGATTGAAAATGCCTCGAAAGAACATTTGTTATCACGCATGCAATGGCATTAATCTCTTCAGGTCCCGGCTCAAGATGAGCCGCCATAATGTCCATGATGCCGCCAACAACAATCTCCATTTTTTTTGCGTAGGCTCTAAACTCCTCGGAGCAATTGTTTGCGTCGCTGCATTTAAGCATTTTTCTTCTCCGATCTTGCCGCCTCAATCATTGATCGCAACGCGGCGCGCTGATCGGCGTCAAGCTTCCGCGCGTCTATCACCTGCGACTGAACCTGCAACGGCGACCCGTTCGGGCCGCTGACTTCCGTCACCTGCTTATCAGTGTAATCCTCGCGGAACCGCGACGCCACGCTCTTCAACCAAATCTGCGCATTGAAGTTTTTATTGCTGACATTTTCCTGCGCCGCATTCTCCCACCAGCACTGCGAGTGAGCCTTCGCGCGTGCGAGAGCTGTGCGGAACTCTTCGTGCGCCTCTTCCCACCTGTAAATGCTGGCTTTATCAACATCAAACGCAGAAGCAATCTGCGCGATGCTCTTTCCTTCTTTCCCCAGCTCTATGACGCGCTCGCAGTATTCCGGCAAATACTTTGATGGGCGCCCGGTTTTGTTTTTAACCGTCTTCTCGTCGCTCATCGTCATCTCGCATTTAATCCGGGGGCGCGAGGCCCCCGGCCCACGATCCTAGAACTCTTCCGCCTCATCACCGTCAAGATCCACAGGCGTCCGGATGGAGCTGGAATATTGGCTGGCGGCCGCATTGCCCAATGGCGTCCCCGCAAGCATGCCGAGGGCATCCATATAAACAGACAAGAGGGCTTGCTCCTCGGCCCTCTTTGAGGCGTCTTTCTTCCTCAGGCCCAAAACCTGTTTCAGGATTTTCGGGTCGAACCCGGCTCCCTTCGCCTCGGCAAAAATATCCTTGATGTCGTTTGCAATCGCGGCCTTTTCTTCCTCAAGCTTTTCGATGCGCTCCACAATACTCTTAAGCTGGTTGTTCGCTGACATTTATGACCCCCAGGTATTCAGCTGCTATTACCGCCAAAAACTCGGCCTGAAGCCGACAAAAATCACAACTTGCGGGACACGGCTGGCTTGGCTCCCTCAGGGCCAGTCTGCCGCATCCGTCCTGATCCCGATCTATTCCAACGCCAAAGGCGCAGATGCCGGCAGCGAGGATGTCAATTAGTCCGTCATCCATTGTCAAGCGCCTCAAAGCCATAAAGGTCAACATGATGCGCGAAAATGGCAAAAAATGCAATTTCCCGTTGACACGCCCGGGATGCCGCACTTAGTATGAATTTTCCTCAGTCGGGGAATGTTCAATGAAGATGATCGACTTCATGAGGTGGTGCATAAAGTTTGACCATGAGGGATACAACGTCATCGGGACTGCAAAGGAAATTGTAATTTTTGGCCAGCGCGGCAAGCTCGTTATTCCGTATGGCGAAATCTACAACTTCAGCTTCAGCAGACTGAAATCGGAGGTTCGGGCGCTCCACCCGGTGCCGCACAAAGGAGACGGGAAAAATGAGCAAACAGGGTCGGAAGAAGTCAGAGACGCTGGAGGAGCTGGAGGCGAAAATAGAGGCAATAGTGGCGCAGGCGGAGAGGGAGGAGGAGGCGCGGCGTCACCTGGGCCGGCTCGTCGCCGTGAGGGACAATGCGGTGCTGGGCGTTCGGAGGATGGCGGAGAGGCTGGAGAAAAACCCCTCTGACTATGAGGCGGCAAGCAGAATATACGAGTGGATGGCGGAATACGTCAGAGTTCAATTGGAAATAGAGCCAACATTTGGAGAGAAACATGACAGCGATATCGAGAAGCAAGACCCTGGGCCAAATCTACCTGCAAAATAAAATTGACCCAAAATTCCAGAAGGCGAGAAACGACTTTCTCAAGCGGCTGGAAGAAGACCCGGACTACCGCAAAATCATCGAAGGCAAGCGGGCGTTTGGGCAGGCGCGTCGGCGGGCAAGAGAAAAGGGCGTCACACTCCCCAAAGTGACGTGGCTGGACAGGCCTGATATTTCTCTGACCCCTTGACAGGTAGAAGTTACTTCCTGTATCAAGAGGGGGCGTCGCAAGGCGCCCCCTTATTTCATGGAGATAGAACATGGCATTTGTAGCATCGCCGCAGCAGGCGGCTTTTCTGGATTGGGTCGTCAAGGGCAAGGGGTCCTGCGTCCTTGAGGCTGTGGCGGGCGCCGGCAAAACAACGACGCTGATTGAGGCGGTTGAGCGGGCGGAGGGGTCTGTCGCATTGCTTGCCTACAACAAGAAAATTGCCGACGAAATCAGCGGCAAGCTGGCGGCTCGCAACGTAGACTGGAAGAAGGCGAAGGCCGGAACAGTGCATTCGTTTGGCCTCTCGGCCTACAAAAAGACCTTCCCGAGGGTCAAGGTTGAGGGGCTGAAGGTGACAAACCTTATCGCCGAAGCCGGCAAGAGCGTTTACCCGGATCACGTCGTGCGCGTGTATTCCGAAGTCGTCGCCTCCCTTGTCTCTTTGGCGAAGCAGCGCGCCATTGGCGTCTACGGCGCGATTGACGACGAAAGCAAGTGGTTTGACATAATCGATCACTTCGACCTGCTTGGGCGCGAAAAGGAAGACGCCCAGGAGCGCGCCGGAGAAATCGTCAACGCGGCGATTGATGTCCTCAAGGCTTCTAATACCCGAACCGACGTGATTGATTTTGACGACATGGTTTACCTGCCAGTGCTGCTTAAATTGCGGTTCTGGACCTATCCATGGGTGTTCATCGACGAGGCGCAGGACACCAACCCGGCGCGCCGCGCTCTGGTGAAGGCTGTTCTGTCTCCGGGCGGCCGCGTTGTAGCCGTTGGCGACCGCCGGCAGGCGATCTATGGCTTCACGGGGGCCGACGCTGACGCGCTGGATTTGATCCGCGACGACTTCAACGCCATCGAGCTTCCGCTGACTGTTACTTATCGGTGTCCGAAGGCGGTCGTTGGGCACGCGCATCAATGGGTCGACCACATTGAGGCGCACGAGGACGCCCCCGAGGGATCGGTTAGCCTGATTGACTACTCAGAGCTGCACGCCCGCAATGACCTGACCGGCGGCACAGCAATTTTGTGCCGCAACACCAAGCCGCTCGTTACGCTGGCCTTCAGCCTGATCCGGGATGGCGTCCCCTGTCGCGTAGAAGGTCGCGACATTGGCAAGGGTCTGATCAAGCTGGCGACCAAGTGGCGGCGGGTGAAGACGCTGCATGGTCTGGAGGAGGCCGTTGGCGTGTGGTCCGAGACCAATATTATCCGGGCCAAGGCGCGTAATGACGCCGCCGGCGCGCAGTCGATCAAGGATCAGGCTGACACGATCCGGGTAATTACGGCAAAGTGCCGCGCGGAGAACCGCGACAGCATCACCGCTGTCGTGGACACTATTCAGGGACTGTTTGAGGATAACGTCGACCGGATGCTGGTGCTGTCCACTATCCACAAGGCCAAGGGGCGCGAGTGGGACACGGTTTACTGGCTGGACCGCGAGAACACCCTCCCGAGCCGATTTGCGACGCAGCGTTGGCAATACGATCAGGAAAATAACCTGTGCTACGTGGCGGCAACGAGGGCCAAACAGTCGCTGATAGAGGTGACCGTGCCAAGGTCGGCGGACTAGGCAAATTGTTACCCGTTATTTTTCAGGGGGTTCCGGCCCCCTGATTTTTTTTGAGAATATACTAAGATTGTTATTGACAGCAGGAAGAAACTTCCTGTATAAAGCGTTCATCGTGATCTTGCATCTTACGGAGATTGATATGACCGCTTCCAACATCGCCCCGCTCGCCGACGCCTACGCCCTCCTCAAGTTCGAGCAGGAGAAGATCACCGCCCGCGTTGACGCCGCCCGCAAGGAGCTGCTCGACGCCGCCGGCGACGACGCCGAGGTTTACGGCGACGCGTGCATCGTCGCCATCGACACCAAGGCTGGCGCCCGCACGCTCGACAAGGACGCCGCCCTGAACCTGCTGCGCCAGCTCGGCGCCACAGAGGACCAGATCGCCGCCCTCACCAAGGTCGGCAAGCCCACCAAGGCGCTGCGCGTCAAGCCGCTGCTCGCCAACGTTGCGTAAGGTCGAAACGGGGCCCCGGCCCCGTCAGCCCGTAAGGCGGGCTCTGATGAGACCATGATGGAGATTAAAGTGGAAGAGATCGTCTACAGCGAAGGCCACTATGCCTACAAGGACTGCGTCCGTTGCTCGGACAATCCTTACGTCGGCGTCAGCGAAAAGCTGGCGAGGATATGGGAAGACGCGTGGTGGGACACGTTTTACGAGGATCAATGATCCTTCTTCAAAATGCCTGTAACATGGAGACAGAAACATGCCTGCAATAGACATCAATCTTCTGAAGGCGGCGGCGACCGTCTGCGGCAAGGAAGAAACCAGATATTATTTGAACGGGGTCTGCGTGGATGCGCGCGTCGACGACATCACATGCGTCGCAACCGACGGCCACCGCATCGCCGCCTTCAATGACAAGGCGACGTGGGACGAAGGCGAGGAGCCGACGCCCTTTGTGATCATCATCCCCTCGGAGATCGTGGCGGAGATCAAAATATTCAAACCCGTCCCATATGGGACAATCACGCCGGCCGCTGACGGCAAGTATCTGCTGCAGTATTGCGGCCGGGATTACCTGTTCCGCCCGATTGATGCGACGTTCCCGGACTGGCGCCGCATCATCCCGAACGGGGTCAACGGCGAGACAGCGCAATTCAACCCGCGGTATCTCGCCGACTTCGGCAAGATCGCGAAGGCGCTGGGGGACAAGGAGGGGCGCGTTTGCGTCTACCACAACGGCCTTAGTCCGGCTCCCGTCTACTTCCCCGGCGTCGACGGCGTCAGCTACGTGTGCGCCGTAATGCCCCACCGCCTGAGCGCGCCTGAATATGAACGCCCTGATTGGACGAAATAAGAGGAGAAGTCATCATGAGCAGCATTAAAAATATCGATGTTCTGGTGCACGCAGAGGCGTGGTCATCGATCTGGTTCTTTGAACCCGTCACCCCCGAGGCTGAAGAGTTTTTTGCCGAAAACGTCATTGCCGAGGGGTGGCAGTATCGCGGCAAGTCAATTGCCGTAGATTGCCGCGAGGGGGAGCATCTCGCGATATGGCTTTGCAAAAACGGGTATCATCTGTTTAATCCGCGATACGGGGAGCATAAGCAAAATGCCAATTAATGTCGACTGGAACGCAACGGCATACTTTCCGCCGCAGGAGCCGGATCGCCCCGAAATCACCGCCGGGCAAAGATATGAGATGGCGGATGAATTGTTTGCCTCAATTGACAAAACGCTGAAGCGCCGCGGGGTGTCGATAGTCCCCGGATCAGTGCATGAAGCAAGGGTGATGGAACTTGTGTTCGGCATTTTGGCGATGGTCACCACAATACAACGCCATGGGGGAGCATGATGGCTATGGTTCTTGCTACGCTACTGGTCACCGTCGGCTTTCTGGTCGGCGGGGGCCTCATCGCCTTCATCATTGTTTGGGCCGTCATAAAAGCGGGAGACAGAAAATGAGCGCCGTTTATCCATGGGCTAAATTTTACTCTGAAGAGGATTGCCGCCTCGATCCATGCTGGGAGGTCAACCCGGTGTTGTGGGGCGTTTTTTGCCGGCTATCAAAACGCGACCCGGCGTCAACGTCGCCAAACTGGACGGAGCTCGATTGCGCCAGATACGTTCACGAGAAGCTGAGACGCGTGGAGGGCGTAATAGAAAGCCGCAGGCAATTTGACGCCGAGGCGCCGGCACGTGTGACGCGCAGATTGCTGCCGGTGTAATCATGCAGCCAATAATGCTTAAACAAAGCATGTCGGAGCTTGGCCTGTCCAACAGGGATCTTGCGACAATATGCGGGAAGACAGAGCGGCAGGTCACTTCATGGCTGTGCGGCACGCACCCGGTTCCAAGGCTGGTGGCCGTTCTGGTGCACGGCCTCCGGGAAGACCAGATTGACAGAGACTGGTTGCTGGAAGTTGTTTGCATGGAATTGCGGGCGGAGGCAGATGAAAATACGTCCGCATAAAAAGAGGGCCCCGCAAGGGGCCCTTTTTGTTACAGCGGGTCGAAGCGAACATACTCCCGCGTCAGCCTCGCGTGGCTGCTTCGCTGCGTCATCGGCCTCACTTTGCCGGTCCATTGCAGCCAATTTTTATTTTTAACGGCATACATGATCACGGCGCCCCACGCATTGGGGTGGCCGGGATTTGGCAGGCCGTCCTCCACTGCCAGCCGGCGGATGTCCTCGCCCGTGCCGACCCAGCCCTGGGGCAGCCGGTTCTCGATGAAGTCCAGAACATGTGTGCGCCAGATGGCGTTTTTATTCAGGACGGCGTCGAGGGCGTCATCCCTCGCCTGCCGCCCGATTGTTGCGTCGTCAGTCATCAAGCAATCCTTGACTACTCAGAATGGAACGCTGTCGTCTTCAAAATTCATGACGTCGTCAATCGGGGCCCTGACGTCAAAGATGCCGTGCGTGTCGATCCCCTCCATTGCGGCGAACGGGTCCTTGATGGCTCCGGCCGTCCTGGCCACTGTGGCCCCCGGAAACGCCTCCTTGATCGCGCAAACGTCGGAGAGGTAGGGTAGTAGCTTGCCTATCTCTTCAAGGTCATAGACGACCACGTAGCGCCCGTCTGCGGCCACAAACTGAAGCGCCTCCGGCTCGCGGACAATGGCCGCCACCCGGCCGTCGTCAAGGGTGACCTCCCAGACGCTCGGGTGGATTGGTTTCTTGCCGGCTATGGAGGCGAGCTCGTCGCATCTCCGGAGCGCCTTGACCATCATGCCGGCTTCGCGCCTGAGGTCCTCCAGCTGGCCCTCCCACAGAGCCTGCAAATAGAGATACCTTTGCCGGTCGTATTTCTCCCGGATGTCCGGGTCGACAGCCAGCCGCAAACGCCCCCGCCCCCACTTGCGGTCCATCTCAAGGGTGACGAGATCCACCTCGTCGACCCACTCCTGTCCGGCGAGATACATGCCGGCGGTCTGCTGCCACGGGATAGTCGGGCGGGTGGAGGAGGCGAAGCCTTTTTCGGCCGCCGGCTTCTGCTTTGATCTGTAACGTCCTGGCGCCATGTCATGTTCTCCTTATGGGGATTATTCGCCTTTTATGGGGATTATTCGATTATCTCCATCACTGCCTCAATCACCCTGGCCGCGAGCGGCGGGACAATCGCGTTACCGTAACCCCGCAGTCGTCCCACTCGGTTGGGAACCCCATCAACCAGCAGACGAACTCCGGATTTAACGCGCCTCTCTTTGCCGTCGGCTCCCCGTCGCCACTCCACGCCTCGCGACCAAGGAGAGAGTTCGTCGGCACGTTCGGGCAGTATTGACCGTCCTTCCCGTCCCGCGTCGTCGGCGTCGGCCATGTCTGGACGGCATGCCGAAGAGCAAATTGCAGATGTATGCCCTGCTTTTTCTTCTCCGCAGCCCTCTCCGTCCATCGCTCTATCGTTTCCGAATTGTTGTGCAGATGATCTGATGATGTCGGCGTCGGCCACGTCGCCGCTTCCCTCGCATGAATTGGCAGGTGGCTGTTCCCGCCGCCCTTCGTCTTCGTCGTGCGCCCGCCCTCTCCGTCCGAGGCTTTCGGCGTCGGCCAATGCGACCCAGTAGAGCCGCTGCCTGATGTGCGGCGCCCCGACGCCCGCTGCGCACAGATCGGCTCCCGCCCCGGCATATCCCACTCCTTCCAGATCAGCGAACACTCCGGAGAGCCATTCTCGCCCAGCGCGCGACGCAACCTGCTCGCCAATGACGATTGCAGGTTTGCACTCGCGGATAAGCCGGTAAAACTCTGGCCAGAGATGCCGCTCGTCGGCTGTTCCCTTGCCGCGCCCGGCGACGCTGAACGGCTGGCAGGGACAGGAGCCGGTCCAAACAGGTCTGTCGTCGGGCCAGCCGGCGAGCTGGAGGGCCCTGCTCCACCCGGCGACGCCTGCGAAGAAGTGACACTGGTCAAACCCCCTGAGGTCTTCGGGCCGCACGTCAACGATTGATCGCTCATCTACCTCTCCATCCGGTATGCGCCCCGCCTTGATCAGATTGCGTAGCCATTGCGCGGGGTATGGTTCTATTTCGTTGTAATATACAGGCATAAGATTGCTCTCTCTAATTGCACAACGGAACGCCAAGCCTGTTTAGATCAAGGCCCGAAAGCTTTGTCCAGCGCGTCGTCGCTAAAGCCCCACGATTGTCAAGATAATCCACAACAGCAGGATAGCGTAAGCCATAGGCTCGGCGTAAAACAGCATTCCCTTCATTGCTAATTTCCTTAGTGACCGGATGATGCGCCCCATGAAACCACCACTGGCTGTTTTGTTTGACGCATGTCGCATGAGCGAGGCTCATTGTTCCGGCGGAATGATAACTCCGACCCTGAGCAGGGCGCGGCTGGTCGAGCTTCAGCGCCTGCCAACAATTCCTCGGATCTCCGCCATGCGCCGCCGTGCATCCATAATTAGAGCCGGGCAATTGAACGGAACAAGCTGACAAAGCGATAGCGCACATCAATGCGGAATATCTCATCGAAGCCTTCCTCTTCCCATTCAGCAAGTTTCCAACCCGCCCATCCGCCCAAAGCCCAGCATGGAGCCACGAAAAACCAAAATTCAGAATCTGTAAAAATGTCCATGACTGCCTCATTTCATGTTGCAGGAATAGCCCATTCCGCCAATCACGCTTGATCGTATCTCGCGAGCGGCGCGTTCGCATGTCGATTGAGATGAATGCTCCTGAGTGATAACTCCTGCGCCATATATCCAGAGGGTGAGGATCCATGTCATTTTGGCTTCCTTTTTGCGGATTTTGCGGCTTTGGCTTTCAAAGTTTCGTTTTCTTTTTTCAAAAAATTATTTGCTGCTTCCAGCCTTTCTCTTTCTGCATACAATTCGTTTGTGCGTCTCCGATTGTCTACCTCCCTTATTTCCATAATTCCGTATGCTTTCTGGCAATCAGAAAGACGACGAACAAGCTCTTTGTTTTCTTCCAGAACTCGAACAAGGAATGGATAAAGCTCATTTCCTTTGTCCGACTCGTTCAGAAGGCGCATCACAAATGGATAAAGCTCCTGCTTGTGAAGCAATTCATTGCGAGCTTTCTGATTGTCATTTAACAGGGTCTCAAGGCCCTTTATTTTGAAAGATGCATCTTCGGTCATTTTGTCTCCATTGCTTTCTCATAGATTTCCTGAAAATTCTCAAAATCAAAAAGCAATTTTCGGAGCCGCGCGTTCTCTTCGCGCAGGCGGGTGATTTCGTCGGCGGCTTCTACTTCAAGGTCTGAGGACAGGCATTTTTTGTGCAAATCAAAGCGCACAAGCCTGTCGCAGATGTCTTCACTCATCCTGTCCCTCCCGAATAGCGGCGCACCCACTTGTTGCCGAAGAAAACGAACTGCATCCAGCGCCAGAAGAAATTAGGCTCACGACCCTTAGTCGGCCGCAAGACTATCCCTTCCGCTCCTGTGCCAAATAGTTCGCAATGCCACTCCGACGGTTCTGGAATTTTAATTTCGTGTTCAGTCATTCCTTCCCTCCCTCTCGAATAGCGGCGCGGGCGCGGCGGATATCTCGTCTCAACACAAATACGTTTTCTGACTGGACGCCGTTTGCAACATCATCCCAATCAGGGTCAGAGCGAATGTCTTCCGCATATTCAACCCCCAAATCATCCGGATATAAGAACAGGGCTGAAAACGGCTCCAACGCCTCCCGCAGCCGCGCGTTTTCTGCGCGCAGGGCGTCACGCTCCAATTCAGCCGCTGTCCGCTCAAAGTCCAGCCGCGACATACGTTCGGTGACGGCGGCTAGTTCTTCGCGCTCGGCTTCAGTCATCCTTCCCTCCCTCTCGAATAGCGGCGCGGGCGGCGCGGGCATCCATCGCTAATTTGAACATCGGGCCATAGGCGTCAGCATATTCACCGCAAAAAATAGCTTCGGCTTCTTCAAGAGCATCATCATACAGTTTCAGCGCCGCCCTCAGTTCCGCGATGCGGGTGCGTAGTTTATCGTTTTCAACAAACAGATGGTCAGCTCGTGTCGCCTTACTTGATAACGCAATAGCCATCTCATCGGAGTGCTTAACAAAACCTTCAAGCCATTTCGCTTGCCTTTCAAGCGTGTCGGCGGCGGCTTCATCCAGATCAGTTTTATAATCAAGCCCGCGCAGCCGCTTCACCAGTTCGTCAACGTCAGTCATCCCTTCTCTCCCTTCAGCGCGGCGCGGGCGGCTCTTAGGTCTCGCACCTGAATGTTGCAGCCGATGACTGCGCCATCTTCAGTCCAATCGGGGAGCCCGTCTGTGTGCTTCTCGTCAGTGAACGGTTTCAGCGCCGCCTTCAGTTCCGCGATGCGGGTGCGCAGGCTTTCAATCTCTCCGCGCGCCCACCACTCCATCGAATTTTTTGGAAACGCGCTGTCCATAATTCGGCGCTCAATCTCTTCCGCCGACACTGCATCTTGGTAGGGGCCGTCATTTTCAAACTGGTCACTCATCTCTTCTCTCCACTCAGCGCGGCGCGGGCAACTTCGTGGAACCACGCGGTTCCATCATCGGGGTCTGTGTCGCTTATTTTCTCTAGCGCCGCCTCCAGTTCCGCGATGCGGGCTTTAAGTTTGGCCTGCATTTCGGAGTATTCTCTCTGCGCATCAGCAACGCGGGTAACGTAAGTCAACTCTGTTTGCTGATATATTTTCATTTCCTTCGCCTGCGCTTCGAGCGCGTCAGCGGCTTCATCGCAGTCATCTACGTATTCTGCTAAGCCGCGCATGCGCTTCACCAGTTCGCTGATGTCAGCCATCTTCTTCATCCCATGGTTTGTATCTTCCGCTATTCCCTGTCCTGTCGCCCATAAGGGCCAGCACGATACGCACGACGCACATGCCGAGCGTGTAGACACCGACGAACATGATAATGTTCTTGATCATCCGGCCTCTCCTTTCGGCGCAATCAATACTGCCGCCCACATAAGAGCCGTCAGGATGGCGATTATCCAGTAGAGCCAGCGAAGCATCACTATCTCCCGTGCCACTTCATCAGCGCCGTTAGCCGCCCCATTTTTCTGATCGGCGGCTGACGCTTTGCGGGCTCTGCTTGCTTCGCAACCCTTGACGTCGCCAACTCTTCCGCCTTCTGCGCCTCACGCTCCGCCCGCCTTTTGGCGTTTAATAATCTCTGCGCCTTCGCCCGCTCCTCCCTTCTGCGCCGCGCCCTGTCCGCCTTTTCCTGATCAGAAAGTAGAGGCCGGGCGCCTTGTTTACGCGCCTCGGCTTTCGCCTTCCGCCTCTCAAGATACGCCGCAAAAAGAACCGGGTCGGCAAACAGCCGCTCTTTTTTTGCAAGCCTGTATTGCAACTGCTTCGCGCGATACGCGGCCTTTGCCTCCGGGTCGGCGTCAAGGCGCGCCTTGCGATTGCGGTAATAACGCCGCCACGCCTCGCGGTCGCCAACGGCCCGGGCGGCCTCTCTCTCTTCCAGCCGCCTGATGTATTCAGGATCAGACAAGCGGGCCTGTCGCGCGGCGGCGGCCTTCTCAAGCCTTTTCAGCCTCTGCTTCTCCCGGCTGATCCTGATCTTCTCCTCATTGTTTTCGCGCCACCGGCGCCCTTGTTCGCGCTGCTTCTCCCTGCCGCCCGGCGTCGCCAGCCTTTTCGTGCGCCGCTCGTTCGCCGCCTTCCTTGCCTCCGCAATCTCCTCAGGCGACATGCGGGAGCGCCTCGCCTGCGACCACTTCCGCCACTTCATGCGCATAATGGCCTGCGCGTCAGGCGAATTGTTTTTTGTGATGCCTTCGTCAGTCATTATCTGATGAGACCCGTCTTCTCTCTTGCCTGCGCAAGCAACTTGGAAACGGCGTTTGTCGTTCTTTGCATTTCTGCGGCGACCTGAGAAACAGTCATGCCGGAGTTTTTTAGCTCCAAAGCCCTTTCCTGAAGCGGCGTGAGCTTGTTTGGCGGCATGATGTATCTGTGACACCCCTGATTGCGGAGGGCGCGTTTGTTGGCACGGAATACGGCCTTTCTCACGCGGTCAGCCGTGACCCCCTTCGCCCTGCCTATCTCGGCGAAGGTCATGCCGGACAACCTCATTTTTACGAGCTCCGCATCCCTCTCGTGAATTGGATTGGTCTTAGCCTCGATGACAGTCTTCGCCGGCTCAACAGGAGGCCTCGCGGGAAGAGGCGCAGGCGTGTCGGCGACGTCGCCATAAAGAAATTTCAGCCTGGGGAGAGACAAAGGGATCATCCTTGCCCTGTTCCCGAGAGAGAAGCTATTCGCCGTCGTCATAATCACCGCGGGGACGTGATGCGTCACGGCGGGAATGCCGGCGATGGTGCTGTAGACAACTCCCCCCGGCGTCACGCCTCCCCTCCCCTCAAAGCCTTCTCCAGCGTCATCAGAACCCACTGGGCGACATCCGGATAATTCAGACACAGCTTGCTCCAGAATACATTCGAGGCCATTCGGCCGTTGGTGGCGTTGAAGCCAAGTTGATACACCCGCATGCGCTTCTCTCTGCCGGCGGCGGCCGTTGGGGCCTCGGCCCTTGCGCCATCCGCCGTATCCAGCAGGCGCATGCTCACCCACTGCTCGCTCGACCACCCTCTCAGCTCACTGAGCTCCCACCCGTCAGGCCTTGAGGCGATCAGGCGCTCGTCCTCGCGGATGCTATACTCTCGACCGCCAATGACGCGGGTCGTCGGCCCCTCGCCTCCCTCGTTCATGCCATGCTCCCCCAAACCATCAACCCTCCGGGATTTCCAGACTGTTGCAATCATGCCGCGAAGCGTTTTTAGAGACGCCCGATCTGTCAACCCCCTTCCCGCTATCTTCCGCCGCCCCCCGAGGGAGGCAGCGACCGTAAGGGAGCGACGCCCGACCGAGGGACGCGGCTGCCCGATTGCCGGTTTCCATTCACCCCTCCACCCAAACACCCAAACAGCCTATCCCCAGGCGCGTTCGCAAGCGCGCCCGAAGGGCGCAGCGCAGCGTGCGCCACATAGATACTACGTATCTATGGCGTCAAGATTGCAAATCCGGGATTGCGCGTAAGTGTTTGATTTTGTTGGTCCTTTACTGGGAAAACAAATTACTGTGATTAGATTTCGTAACTTGTTGAATCTAAAGGCCGTCGCATTCTTAAAATTTAAGATTGCAGTTGCAGAATTTTAAGAATGCGACGGCCTTTAGAAACAAGGAGTTACGAAGATTTAAGATTGATTTAAGAATGCGGCGGCCTTTGCTTTCAAAAGCTTACGCAATCTAGTTACTTGTAATTTGTTTTCTGACGAAACCGGGCAGCGCCTTTTCAGTTACGGCGTAGCTTTCCCGGCGCCCTCCCTTGTCGCTCTTCATGGCGACAGCCTCTGCGGCGTAGAGGCCGTCCATAATTTCCTTCGCGTCGTCCGCCGGTATCCTGAACTTCAGCTTGAGATTGTTAATGCACCACCGGGGCGTCTGCTTGCCAAAAGCCCACCCGTTGCCAGCCTCAAAGTCGTCCTGGATCGTGTTCAGGATTTCAAAGATCAGGTCCTGCCGCCACAGCTTGTGGCCAAGCCTGACCATCGCCAGCTCCTGCTTGCCCCCGAACGCCTCCTGCATGGCCTCCGGAGAGGCCAGAGAAGGCTCCACGATGCGCTCGGCGATAAGAGAGCTATGACCGCACAGCAATGGCGTCAGGTTCATCCTGAAGTCCCACGACCAGCCGCTGGCCGCAGTCTTGATCTTCATGGCCGTCAGCGTGCCCTCCATCTCATTGTGAGGCTTGACCACAAGGCAAGCGGTGTCCGCCGCCCCGAGGAGAACGGTCGACCCGCGCATATTCTCGCTATTTTTGGGCGTGTGGTGGACGCCAAGCACGGCGCAGCCGTAGAGCCCCCTGAGGCGGTCGCAGGCCTGGACAAAAATTGTCATGTCCTTCTGCAGGTTCTCGTCGGCCCCGGGCAAAACACGAGACACCGTGTCGACGACAACAAGCACGGGGCGCCTCCCTCCCATCGCCTCAACCCACGAGCCTACTGTTCGGCAAAGCTTGTCGACGTCGCCCGCGTCCATGAAATTTATCGTTTGATGCGCAAGGCGAAAATCTCTTTTGAAGACAGACACATTTGACGTCTCGCCCCACGCCTTGATGCGGAACTTCATGTCGGACGTGCCCTCCGACGAAATGTAAAGAACCGGGCCGGACTTGCGGATGTCATTGCCCCACCAGGACGCCTGCGCCGTCGAGACGCAAAGAGCCAGATCAAGCGCGATAAATGTTTTGCCGCACCCCGGGGACCCGTAAATAAAATACAGGCCGTTCTCGATAAAAACGTCCTGCACAAGATACTCGGGGTCCGGAAGATTAAAAATGTCTTCAATCGAAAGAAGGTCAAAGCAGTCCTTGCCGGAAATTGCCTCCGCAACGCCAGAAAAATCTTCCTCAAAAGCAGAAGTATTTTCTGGTCTTGCGTCCCAATCTTCGGGGTCCGAAGGAAGCGGCTTCTGCTGCGCGGGCTCCCTGAAGTCGTGGCGCGCAGCCGGGGTGACCGCTGCGGCGTCTCTGACTTTCGTGTTCCACTTCCTTATGAGGCCAAAAAATTTGTCCATGAAGAGCGCGGCGCCGCGACCCTCCGCCTCCAAAAGGGCGACCTTGTCCCTCGCGTCGTCCCTCAGGCGCGGTTTTACCGACGCCACATATTGAGGAAACAAATCGGCGGCAATTGCCTTTTGCCGCTCGACCGTCGGAGGCGTTGGGTCTTTTCGGTATTCATCAACAAGGCGCGCGAAAACCATGCGCGCCATATGCGCCTCTCGGCCGTCCACGATCAGTCCGAAATTATTGGACACAATCCCGTGGGCGCCGTTTGGGGGAGAACCCGACCCGTTTTGGGTATAGGTTTTATCCAAAGTTGCCCGAGGCAGGCGGGCGGCAAAAATATCCTCGCCGCTCGCCGGCAGCGTGCCGCCGTTCTCGACAACAAGGCGGTCGATCTCGTCGCACAGCCATCCTGGCGCCGTGGCTATGGGGACATCCCACGGCGCAAGGCCGTCGTCCCACTGATAAGGAACGCCGCTTTCATGCATTGACGGGGGCATCATGGCGAAGCCGCCTTGCCCCCTGATGTCGACGCCTCTGGGTGTCTTTATTGTGGGCGGCGTCCACCCCTCCGGGGCGCGGAAAAGATACTGCTTGCCGCCTCCGCCGGTCGTCTGGGTCGGAGTTTCCAGTATGATGCCGCCGACATTGTCCTCGTGGATGCCGCGCCACCATATAGCCGCATAAGGCTGTCGGTGGGTGTCAAGGTCGACGATGAAGGCGCGGGATGAGCAGTCGCCGGTAATAATCCCCATATTGACGCGGCCAGCAAAGCGGCCACTGGGGCCATACCACTGCTTGAACAATTCATCGCTGACCAGGCTCCCCTCAAGATCCGCCCACCTTATCGCCGGCCGTTTCCAGCTGACGCCAGCCTTTACGTCTGACGCGCCAAGGGCCGGCACAACCTGCAGTCCCGCGCTTCTGTAGAGACGAGCCCACTGCTCAGGTGACGCGTATTCGTCATCAAAGTATTCTTCGATCATGTCGGCTCTCTTTTTCGAGAGCATCGAGACACTACATATTGCTATGACGCGTCATGGCGCGTATATAAGTAGAGCATCTTCGATGCTGATTGGTTTAGCAACACTCTTCCTTGGCCCCGACGGCAATCGGGGCCATTTTTTTGCATCCCACCACAAGAGGGGTTGACAGGCAAGGTGCATTTATCCAGTGTCATTTTGTTCGCGGCGCCTTGTCGCGAGCGTTTCCTCCCTAACTTTCAGGCGCCCGAAAGGGCGTCTTTTTTTATATCTGCGTCTTGGCTCCCCACAGAGCAATCAAGGCCGCCTCCGCGCGCCCCTCATCCTTTTTCTTCCTGAAGTGATCAGATGCCGGCCACTTGTTGATTGCAAGGCCGCGCGACGCCTCCTTGTCAGATGACAAGAGAAAGTATTTCTTCCACTTGCCGGGCGTCACAAAAACAACGGGAACCTTGGCGGCGGCGATCACGCCCTGCGCGATGCCATATGAGACGCCGAAACTAAAGCTGCTGCTCACGCCCTGCCCGGGCATTGAATGCACAGCCTCAATAATTGCAAGATCTGGCCGGTGCTGCTGGATCAGATCATAAAGCGCGGCGCCATTGACGCGCTTGTCCACGGCGGGCATGTCGTAGCAGGCAATGTTTTCCGGGTGTGATGGGTAATAGAAGGCGACGGCCCCTGACAGACCGGGGTCGAGGCCCATAATGCAAACATAGTTTTTCATGCTGTCTCCCTGATTGCGTTGCATTGCGGAGCGTAGCGACGCGTTGCGCAGCGTCGCGCCGATAAATTGCCAAAAGAAACGTTGCGTTGCGCGGCGAGACGTAGCGTAGCGATGCGCTGCGATGCGTCGCGGAGCGGGGCGAGGGTAAATTGCCAAAAGAAACGTTGCGTAGAGGTGCGGCGCGATGTGCTGCGATGCGCTGCGCAGGTAAGCAGACAAAAGAAACGTTGCGGTGCGTTGCGGAGCGGAGCGGAGCGACGTGTTGCGCGGCGTGGATAAACTGCCAAAAGAAACGTTGCGTTGCGTCGCGGTGCGCGGCGATGCACTGCAATGCGGTGCGACGCGCAGCGGTGCGCGGCGGTGCGACGCGTAGCGGCGCGCGGCGCCGATAAATCGCCAAAAGAAACGTTGCGTTGCGTTGCGTTGCGCAGCGTAGCGCCGCGCAGCGAGGATAAATCGCCAAAAGAAACGTTGCGGAGCGTGGCGCCGCGCTGCGCCGCGATGAGATGCGCTGCGGCGTGGAGCCCGATCAGACAATAAGTCAGCGCGCCCATGAAACGGCATTTCAATACAGGCGCGCTGCAATTTTGTTATTCCTTCGAGAAAGCCTTCAGCGTTTCGCTAATTGGCAGCTCGCCCGATCTTCCTGCCACGGCGCGCGATGCTTTTTCAAGCTGGCCCTTGCGCGCCATGTAGGCAATGGCGCCAAAGAAGCTGATTTTAATCGTGTGGGCAATCTGAGCCGCCGGAGACAGCCTGCTGTAATCTTCAACGCAGGCCATTTTCTGCGCGGATCTTTTTGCATGCCGCCGGCTTTTTTCAACGAACTTGTCGCTGGCGGATGTTGCAAGCTCAGTGTCGTCAAGGCGTTTCAGTCCGACACTGCGAATTGCTTCGAACACCATGTGATTGTGCTTCACAAGAAATCGCCTGGCTGTAGCCAGATTGAAGGTCTGCCCGGAAACAGGTTTGCCGCAGGCCGCCGAAAGCTCCCCATATGTTACAACATCACCAATCTGCATCCGCTTGAGGCGGTCGATCACTATGCGCGTCTCCGGCGCCATTTCCTTGATGTAGTCAGCCATTTTGTTCTCCTTTTAAATTTGCGTTGCGTTGCGAGTCGATGCGTCGCGATGCAGAGTGATGCGTTGCGCTGCGAAGATCATCCTAGATGTTCTGATACGTGTATTTTATTGCGCGGAAGCGCCCATTCAGCCCCCCGTTTTCCGGGCGGAACCGCCCAAGGCCAATGAACCTCCCTGCCTCATCAAAGTGACGCTCAAATACCTTGGGCGTCACGGTGTCATCCAATATGGCGAAAACAACAGTCCCCTTCCATGTCGGCACCTGAGGAAACGTGCGATTGACGCGCTTCCCGGATCCACGAACGCCGTCGCTATTGGCGCTGATGGTAATGGAGGGAACGGTGGCCTTGAACCAGCCAATGGGGACGTCGCTCTCGCAGATCACGCCTCCCTTGAAGTGTTTAGTGTAGGTGGCCTTCCCCTTGCCGGGGATTTGGTCGCCAAGGCGCTTGGCGACGGAGTCGAGGGCCTGTTTGAAGCCCATTGCGGGGATAACGATCTCCCCCGCGTCGTTTGTGCTGCACTTCTCCCGCCATGTTCGCTCTTCGTAGTCCTCATGGCTTTCCTTCTCTAAATACGGCGTGCCGTGTTTGAGAGATTGCGAGTAGGGGGACGTGCCTTCGAACTCGATGGTTACAAGCTTTGGCATATTTCAACCTCTATGATGCAGATAATCAGGCAACAAATTGCCGCCGATCTTTTCCGTATGACTAGGCAAAATTTTTTGTCAAGCGTCTCTTTGCGGCTTGACTGCCCCCGCAGCCATATGCATGGTCCAGAAGATGATCATTGAGGCTACATGAAAAACCCGTTTGAAATCCACAACATACAGCATCTGTCGCCATCTACGTGCAACACATTCATTGGCAGCCCGGCGACTTTTGTGATGGAGAAGCTACTAAAGAGGCGCGGTCAGGTTGGCTGCGCCGCCTTCCGGGGGACGGCGACTGAGGCCGGCGTTGTTCATGGTTTGCTGACGGGGGCCACAGATGACGAATGCATCAAAGTTGCAAACGAGGAATTTTATAAGCTTTCTGCGCTCTCCCAGGATCCGGCCAAGAGCAAGGAACAGGCTGCTGTTCCGGATATGGTGCGCGTCGCTCTGGCAGAGCTTAGGGGCTACGGGCCTCCGACATCCACGCAAGGAAAAATTGAGTATCGGTTCGACGGGTTGCTTGTCCCGTTTATCGGTTACTATGACGTCGCGTGGGAAAATCACAAGATTATCGTAGACCTGAAAACTACACATGCAATACCGTCGAAGATCAAAACCAATCACGCGCGTCAGGTTGCCCTATACACTGCGGCGAAGGGTAAAGATTTCGATCCTCGCATTGCTTACGTCAGCACAAAGAAGTCCGCAGTCTACAGGCTTGAAGACGTAGACCAGCATGTTGCCGCCTTGGGGAAAATAGGGCTTGCAATCCAGAAATTCATATCTATGAGCGATGATCCGATGGAGCTCGCGTCGCTTGTTGTTCCCGACGTAGACAGTTTTTACTTCAACGACCCGCTTACACGACAGGCGGCGTTTGAGATTTGGGGCATGTAGTCCCGCAGAGCTTGGCCCGAACCGGGCAAGAGCAAGCAGCAAGCTAGATTGCTGCAACAGGAGAGTAGAACATGGGTATCGGCATCAATTATGAAACCAATAGCGCTGACTTTCTTCCGATCATTAAATATGATGCGCGGGCGGGTCGTCTGACGCGCGTGGATCGCGTCAACGGCGAAAGCATCCCGACTGATATCACTTCGGGGTTCAAGGCCGTCTTTGATCTGGAAAACCTTGAGACTGGCTGGATCGACTTTGAGAGCGGGGCGCCGCAGTATGTTTTGACGCGCCTTGGGTCTGGACCCAAGCCTGAGAAGCCTGGCGACAAATACCGCGAAGGCATTCGCTGCCTTGTAAAGCTTGGTAAGGACTTTGGCGGCGATGTTCGCGAGATCAGTTCAACGGCAAAGGCTTTTTTGCGTGGGTTTGATAAGTTGCACGATGACTACAAGGCTGCGTCTGCGGAAAACCCCGGTAAGTTGCCGGTGGTTGAGTTGAGCCGCACCGCGCCTCACACGACGGGTGAGGGGGCCCGTAAGTCGACGAACTACGTTCCCGAGTTCAGGATCGTCAGCTGGGTGGCTCGTCCTGGCGATCTTGTTTACAAGGAGCGTGGTTCGTCGACAAGAAATGCGTCGACGCACGCCACGCCGCCCAGCACCGGGGCCACAAAGGTTGCCGCCCCGGCTGGCGGCGGCGATCTTGGCTGGTAAATGATTTGTGGGGGCGGCCTTGCGCCGCCTCCGCTGTCCACATCAGGGGAAACCATGCGCTTTTGGGTGATCATGAATATGCCGTCATACAACGGCAACGCTGTCCACCAGATGCATGTGGATCACAAGGAGTCAAATAGCCTTGAGGACTTTGTAAAAGCCTTGACGACAAATGATTTTGTCGTTGTCGAGGAGTTTTACAGAGACAGGCCGGATGCGGACCACTATAGCGCTGGCTACGTTGCGATAAACCATCGTTACGTCGGCAAAATAAAAGTATTTAATAAACATGAAAATGGAGAAAGGCATCATGCACCACAAAGAAACCCTCCTTACCGCCGCCAGAATTATTGACGAGCGCCAGCAGCAGTATGGGTCGCCTGACACTTGTTTTTACAAGGCCGTGGAAATTGCAAATGCCGTTATCGGCGGCAATCACAAATACACAGAGCGAGAGCTTGCATTGATCCTGCTATGCGTGAAGCTTGCTCGCATGCAGGAAAACAATACGCTTGAGGACAATTACTTTGACGCCATCAACTACCTTGCATTTGCCGGGCAGTTCTCAATTGACGCGTCTGACATAAAGTCAAAGCTCCCAAGACCCAAGGCGTCAATAAATCTTGACCGGCTTGAGACCGACATAACGCGTTAACAGTAATGGGCCGCGCGTGTCGCGGCCCTGTTTGTTTGGAGGCTATATGCGTAGTATCATATTAAACATAGAAAAGGGAGCGTTTTACATGATTATGATTTTGTGTCTGACACTTGCTCTGGCGGCATGCGTTGAGCGGTTAAATGTTGACACCAATGGCTATCAAAGCCGCAGGGTGGTTACCGGCAAAGGCGTTGAGTGCATCAAGACCGGCGATTACTATGTTAAATGCGGGGAGCGGCGATAATGGAAAGGGCCGAGGATGAAGTCTTGCGCCTGCATGGCGTTATAAAAATCCTTGAGGATAGGCTCGACACAGAGAGGCGCGCATACATTGATGAGGTTGCGCGCCTCAACAATCAGCTGCATCGAATGAATACAACTATGATGCGCATCAGGCATAGCGCCTCTGATTTTTCTGATGTCATGTCTATTATAAGAGAGCACGAAACATACTGGGGGGCATAATGGACGAAAGCCTTAAGCAGGGAATAATCAGGCTTTGGAACGAGGGAAAGACTGGCGCCGAAATAGCGGAAATTTTTGGTGT